AATGGGATCGCCGACTCCGGTGGAGTCCACAATCGCAGGGGTCGCGCCGACCTCCTGGGTCAGACGCCGGACAGTCTCCTCCCAGGGCCATTGATAGCGATCCAGCCGACAGACCGCGCCGTCATCATCGAGGCCAATCGCCACAGTCCAGTCGATAGATTTGGCGAGGTCGACGCCATAGACGACGGGCGGTTTCCCGCTGATGTCCCCAATACATCGCCGAATAGCCTCCTGACCGAACGGGTTTCCTCCGTCGTCACTTGGCTCCGCGAAATAGAGTTCGCGGAACACGGCGTCCGGCAGTTGCCGTTGGGCCTGGGCTACCTCGTCCTGAGCCACGATGCCAGCCTCCACAGCGTCAGCCGCCGTCAGCTTGGCATAATGCCACCCAGGTTCCCCTCCCTCGGCTCTACGGGCTAGCTGGTACGCCCAGTTCCGGCGTCCCTTGACGTTGCCGATGATTCTGATTGACCCTCTCGTTGCTGTCAGTGTCGTGCGTATCGCGAACCACGCCTCTTGACGCATCCGCGTGGCCTCGTCTAGCACCGCCGCATAGACATCTTCGCCGTATAGGTTGTCGGGTTTCTCAGCCGAACGGAACGAGATGACTGCCCCGTTGACCAGGGTGACAGTTAGTTCGCTCTCGTTGGAGGTGTAGAGGGTCTGAGGGAGTCCGCGCTTGAGCCGTCTATATGCGATGCGAGCCTGGGGATACACGGGAGACACCCACCAGAACGCTTGCCCAGGTCGCCCGTGCATCGCCTGTTCTAGTATCCACGCAATACAGGCCACCGTTTTTCCGCATTTGGTGGAGCCTTCAATTACGCTGTACCGTTCAGGGCTGAATATCGCCGACTGTTGCTTCGGGTATAGGGCGGGTCTCCGATAGGAGATGTTGGGAATCGCCGTTGGTGTTGTCACTTGCGGCCTCGATACTGAATGTCACCTCGCCCTGCGTCAAGTGAATGGATCGCTGGTCAATTGTAATCAGCGGCTCCTTCGGGATCACGCCATTGATCTCGGAGATTCTGTGCATGATCGACATGACCATTCTGGTCGCCTCAACGTCGCCGGTCAGAGCCTGCGGCCACCAGCGGCTTAGAAGGGTATTGTATCTGTCCATCTGGAGGGCGCGTATCGCGTCAGCCATTCCCGTGTACTTCTGGGCCAAATCACTGAGGACGCGCTTGATGTCCTTATGAACCAGAGCCTTCGAGACGCCCAGCGTCTCCGCGATCTGTTTCTCCGTCGCGCCACTTTTGTATAATTCGAGCGTCTGGTATCGGCGCACCTCGGCGGCGGCTCTGACCTGGGCGGTGGGGTAATGTCCTGGCTGTTTAGCCATACACAATACTCTGTAATTCTGATGCCACGGCGTCCATACACTGGCTCCCGTCAATCGAATGAATACGGTCATTCCACCGCCGCTTCAGGTTGTTTACTTTGGTGATTCTGCCAGACCAAAACCGATCATCGAAATCGTGACCTCGAAGCCATGTGCGATAGCCAGCCTTCAAGGGCGTTACATCAATTAGGACAATGTTCAAAGCGAAGCCGAGGTTAACCACTGCTCGGAAGAAACTGTCATTGCCCAGCCTGTCTCCCTCGGCGATAATGAGTTCCTCGGGAGCGGCTGGGAGCCATTTCAATACGGCTGGCTGTACGTTCAGCGGCAGGGCGTCTGTGCCGCTGAACGCGGCCCTATTCGCGCCGAGTTGCACGATGCCGTCGGCATAGACTATATGCTTGAAGGGTTTCACATGCTCCGCAATCATGGGTGATGTGATCGCCCTCCCGACTGCGGTTGTCTTGCCACTACCAGGATAGCCAATAACGTACACCATATTCATGCCGTTATATATCTCCTGGAATAATCGTTCTCAAAGCAAGGCCAGATTTGCTCCATCATAATAACCTGTCCCGTCCTCAGATAATGGTTCTGTTTGCGGGGCTTTAACCCTACATCCAACGGGTTATCCTCCAATCTCAAATTAGGAGACAAGTTCGCCCTTCTCGCATCCCAGAATATTTTCATCCTGGGTTTCACCCAACGCTGTTCTGCATGGACAATCCTGTCGTGGAACATATCGTTGTAGACGTTTGGGTAGCGACGGTTTGGCCTATGCCACGATTTATAAGTGCATAAAGCCGTTTCGAGCGTAAAGTAACTAACGTCCTTCAGCCAGTCTTCACCGATGGCCCTGCGGCGGCTCTCAGACAGCAAACCCTCGGCAACGTCTCCCAGGTGTCCCAATATCTCAGGGCTGTAATAGCCGTCGAAGCCTGGGTTGCTTTCGTGCCAGTCCAGGTCGTCCCTCCCGATGACCTTACAGAGTCCGTTTCTGTGACTCTTGGAGCCGTTCATATCCTCTAGGAATAATTGGTCACAGTCCAGATTTACGCCCATGATGCGAAGGTATTCTAAATAACTGAAAGCCGATAATCGCCCAAACGAAACAAACTGACTACGGACGATCTCCCAAGTGCGCCTGAAGTTTTCGTGCGGGTCGGCGGTGGCACAGATTTGATCGAAATATTCTTCTTGAGTTCTTCCCTTCAATAAATCTAGGTAGTTTCTAACGAAATCAACGAATTGTTTCTTGTGGTATCGGCGGTCTGTGTCCCATGCCAGATTGCCGTATCGGCTGGGGTCATGAAACCAACGTCCGAGAGCGTTAATATCCAACCCCTTAATCTCTGGGAACCTTGAAAATATGATATGCGAGGTGATCGGGTTTTGGGTGTTGCCATTGATGTAAGCAAACCAAAGTTTTTCCTCCATACCCCAGTCGAGTTGTTCTGCCAGATATGGCATTACATAATAGACTGCTCCTGCATGGCTTCTGTATCGTAAGTGAAACTCATAAAATCGCAGGAAAACCTCTCGCCTGTATTCCTTCATTCTGAAGTCTGAATCTTTAATTAGTCTCACGCCAACTGTCCACTGGCTATCCGAGAGTCCAAGATTCTTTCAAATGCTGACCTCTGGCCCTCAGAAGCTATGATCCAAAACACGTTATCGGTGCTTGTGAGGTAGCTGGGGAAATACTTTGAAATATAGGTCATAACTTTGCCTTCGTAGCGGGGATGGAAATTGATATTCCCGTGTTGATAGTCCATCGTCTCGTGATAGGTTACCCAGCCTGAGCCGTGGAGGTCATGGTAGTCCTTCTCATAAGTGCTTAATATCTCCAAGATGGGTATCTTGGCGAATGTTTGAATCGCCAATAGACGATCCTTCACCCACTGTCGCCGACTAGGGCCGATCTCCACCAGCACCAGTTGCCTTACGTTGGGCCTGAACAATGCCAACCCATACAAGATTGAAACCAAACTATTGCAACTTCCGGATGGGATTATTAACCGCTCACAGTCTGGTAGGTTTCTAACCTGTTCTGCGCCGACGCGATGAAACGCCTCGATTGCGCTGGCTTTGTGCTTTGTGTGATCCATAGAAACGCCGTATTCAAGGTAAAAAAAATCCTTGTATGGGTCGGTTTCTAATAGGCTTTTGACATGCCTCTGAAGACTGGCGTTGTAAGCGGCTTTTGCGTAATGAAAGTTAGCCCCAAACCTCGTTGCCATTTCAACGTCGAGGTGTTTCATAGAACTCTTGGGATTCGTAGCGCCTATGACATGATCGCTTGCTATACCATAATAATCAGCCACGACGCTCCCCATGGATAGTTGTGGGCTGTGGACACTTGCCCCAGATATAAGTCCCGCCGCACCGCCATTCTCGACGTAGCCCTGAATCATCCAGATTAATTGCCGGAGTTTCGAGCCATTTACGCAACCGTAGCCCAACGGGGCAAACTTGTCTTCTCGCTTGAACATGACCCCAGACACTTCCTCCAATGGGGTAAGTTCGTAGATCAGGTCGTCCCACTTCTGAGGATCGCCCGTTGATTTCACGTTATGATTTTCGTTTTCGCGGCAAACTCTTTTCCGGCTTCTTCCTCCAGTGTGCCGCAAGCCATCATTTCTGTCCGGTAATAAAGCACTAGGGAAATCCTCTCCGCGTCCTCAGAGCCTAGAACGAGATCGGTATTGCCGTGCCACTGGTGAGCATCCATCAATAGTAGATCGCCGTCTTGCATGTTGACCGCGAAACGCCACTCTGGGAATGTCAGAAACCCTCCGTCGTACTGGCCTCTGCGCCACACTGCCAAACACGAGAAACCTTCATCGAGGTCTCCCTTGTCCTGGTGGACGCCGGTGGGGTATGTGTTATTGACGGTCATCGTGGTAAAGGGTGTCCCCTCAACGATCCATGCTGGATCGGTTTGTCTCGCCCTGGTCATCTGGTTGCCCCATCGCTCTGGCACAAACTTTTGCATAGTGTTTCCGATATTCTGAAACAGTGGATACAGACTACGGAATCGTTCTGTGTTCTTTCCCGTCCACGCGGTGGTTCGGCAGTATGGCCTTCTGGGATGCCAGTCGAAAGTCCCGATGATTGACGACATGATTCTATTGGCTCTTCGATTCTTGTTGACCTGATATATCTCCGAGCCACTTGCCTTCCCTCGACCATCGGAATAATCCCTGATCTGATGCAGGGTCGGGTAGTGTTCCTCCCTCATAGGCTCTGGTATGGCCTGGGGCAAGTAAACAGCCAACGGTTGACCCGATGGCCCGACTACCTTCGTTGGGCCTGTCAAAAGGACATTGAAGTCTTTGTCCGTTAATATCTTCCCAACTTTCTTATCCATCTCGGCTTTCGGGATTCGAGTTCTGGCCCGTATCTCAACTAACTCCATTGGACGCCCTCCTCACTGCTTCCAGGGCAACGCCTGATAGGTTTTCGATGTCCCACTTTTCTCCAAGTTTATAACAGGCTTCCATCCATTCATCGTAATCATCTTGGCTGAAATGCAAAACCATCGCCTTCAACGTCCTGAATTCTGGGTCGTCGTCTCTATCAACGAGCCAATCATCTGGAGCCTTGTACGCGGCATCGGTGTCCTGTTCTAGCAACTCTTTCAAACTCACGTTGTATTTATCGCTGATGTCCTCCAGAAGCACGCTCAGATTTTCGTTGTTCTTGTCTAACCCTTCCAACAATGCGCCGAGTCTCTCCATGTCCGCGTCAGCCATCGCCGCCAGCGGGTCGAGGGTCGCCAGCATCAGGTCTGCCTCGGCCTCGTTGATGTCCAGCACCAGCACCGGAACCTCGGAGTCGGGCGTCGTCTCGGCGCGGAGGTGACCATCGACCAGCACCAGTCCTTCGGGCGTTTCTCTGGCGATCAGTGCGTCTGCATACCCAACCTCTGCCAGCACTCCCCTCAGAGCGTCCTGTTGCTCGACAGGATGGGTTCTCCAGTTCTTCGGGTTCGGGATTAGGTCGGAGGCTTTGACCCGCCTCAGTTCTTTGATTCGATCTCTAATCTGCATCAGC